GCTGGCTTACTTTCAAATAATGAGCGAATCAGATGGCTGAAAATGTAAGCATTGTAATTAAGGCTTTTGACAAGACTAAACCCGCTTTTGGTGCAGTCGGTAAGTCCTTGAAGGGTGTTACTTCAGCTATCTTTAGCATGCGGACTGCTCTGGTCGGCGTAGCTGGCGTAGCTGGTTTCGGTTATCTGGCCAAACGATCTTTAGACGCAACAGATTCTCTTAAAAAGACTGCCGACAAGATCGGTACGACTACAGAAGCATTAGGCGCTTTAAGATACGCGGCCAATGTCTCAGGCGTTGAAACGCGCACCCTTGATATGGCAATGCAGCGATTCACGCGAAGAGCGGCAGAAGCAGCCGCAGGTACAGGTGAAGCTAAGGCGGCAATCAGGGAGCTTGGGCTAAACGCTCAAGAACTTAACAGGATGACGCTTGACGAGAAAATGCTAACCCTCGCTGATGCTTTTGGTGGGGTTAGCAGCGAATCAGACAAGCTAAGATTAGCGTTTAAGCTATTCGACTCTGAAGGTGCAGCGCTTGTTAATACGCTAGGACTAGGCAAAGACGGCTTGGCCGCTATGCTTGGAGAAGCTCGGGCGCTTGGCCTAACCATGTCTACTAGCGCGGCTGTAGGCGTTGAGAAAACAAACGATGCTCTGCTAAAGCTTGGCGGTTTGTTTAAGGGTGTTACCGACCAAACGGTTGCAGCCTTAGCCCCTGCTATTGAAATGCTGGTGGAAAGGTTTACTGGCTTTTTACAGCGGTCTATTGAAGCTAAAGGTGGAATCGAGAAATTCGCCAAATCATTAGCTATTGACCTTCTTAACGGCATAAAGATTGCGCTCTTTGCCTTTGAAGACTTAGCTAATGGGTTTATTAAAGTTTACAACGGCGCTGTATCAGCAAAGAATCAATTAAAAGACACTTTTGGGCAAGGCACTAAAAGCGCGGCGGCTTACAAGAAAGAGTTAGCCGAGATTGATAAGCAAATAGAAGGAAATAAAAACGCCACAAATTTAAACGCAGAGAAGCAAATGGAAGTTATAGACTTGCTTATCGCTAGGCGTAAAGAAGCTTTAAAACTATATCATCAAGCGCAAGATGCCGAGGCGAAAACTCCAGTAGGTGATGTTAGCTTTGCTGGAAGATTGGTGGGCGATCTTGATGCCCTTATCCTATCTCTAAGTAGCACCCAAGATGCAATTGTCAATCTCCCTGCGGCTGTTGTTCCAGCTTTAAACAACATTGAGCTAGGCTTTAAGTCTTGGCGCGACACTATTCCAGATTTAGACACAAGCATACAGGCGTTAGCGAATCAGGGCTTAAACGGCCTGACTGATGCCCTAACCGCTGGAGTAACTGGCGCGGCTAACTTTGCCGATGCCATGAAGGCGATGGCTAAGAGTGTAGTTGATAGCCTGATTAAGATGTTGATTCAAAAGTATATTGTTGATGCCGCTTTCGGTGCAATTACTGGTTTTATTGGTGGTCAAGCATCTACGAATCGAGCTGGAGGCTACGGAGCCTCTTTAGGTGGTGCTGACCCGTTTGAGCCTAGCAACTTTTCCCCTAAAGCTATCGGCGGTTCTGTGCAATCAGGCCAGCCCTATATGGTTGGTGAGCGTGGCGCAGAAATGTTTATTCCTAACTCGCAAGGATCAATTGTACCTAACAAAAGAATGGGCGGGGGCGGCGTGGTAGTTAATCAGACCATTAACGTCACTACAGGCGTACAGCAGACAGTGCGAGCAGAGATAGCAAGCCTTATGCCCCAGATCGCTAACGCGGCTAAGGGGGCTGTTGCTGACGCTAAAATGCGCGGCGGCAATTACAGCAAAATGCTAGGAGCATAAGAAGTGCCTTTATCTTTTCCAAGTGTAGGAATCACCAATCTCAATATGCGGCTCAAGCGTAGTGTTGCGGTATCTGAATCACCTTTCAGCTTTGATCAACAAGCGTATGAGCATCAAGGCGCTAGGTGGGAGTGTGAAGTCACTTTACCGCCGTTAAACTATGCAGAAGCAAAGGCAGTGCAGGCTTTTATTGTTGGCTTAAAAGGCCGATCTGGTACGTTTACCTTTGGCAGTCCATTGCACACTAGCACCACCACTGCATCTGTTACCAGCGCAGCTATCCGCGCAGAATCGTTTACGACTACGGCAGGTTCTGGAGCAATTGCAGCCGGTGATTACTTTCAGCTAGGCGATTACCTTTATATGGCCACAGCCGATAAAGCATCAGGCGCTAACGTGTTATCCTTTCAGCCACCCCTAAGAGCCGCAGTTACTACCAGCACTGTTTTAGACTTCACGCTGCCAAAAAGCCTCTGGCGGTTATCATCGAATGACATTGGCTGGTCTGTTGATACGGCTTCAATCTATGGGTTTACCTTTGCATTTGTCGAGGCTTTATAATGAGCAGAACATTAAGCACAGAGATGCAGGCGGTAGCCACTGCTGAGTTAGTCCGGCCTATCTATCTGGTTAAGATGGAGTTTGCTTCGGGTGATTTACATTTGTGGTCTGGATTGGGCAACCTTGTTTACAGCGGTGATACTTACGTTGGCACTGGTGACCTGATGGCTATCAGCCCCGTAAAAGAATCTGAAGAACTAACCGCCAACGGCGTGACTTTTACCGTATCTGGTGTAAAGCAATCGCTTGTAAACCTTGCCAGAGATGAGCCGTATCAGGGCAAAAAGATAACCTTGTATCTCGGAGCCTTTGACGAGAATGCTGACATCATTTCCAGCCCTGTTGTTTTGTTTAGTGGGTTTATGGATGTGATGACAATCTCTGACGCTGGCGAGACATCTACTATCACTATCGCTGCTGAGAACAAATTGATTTCATTTGATAGGTCATCTGTTCGCCGGTTTACGGCAGAAGACCAGAAGATTGACTACCCTACTGATAAGGGCTTTGAGTTTGTATCTAAGATTGCCCAGCAAGAGATAATCTGGGGTAGGCCAACGCCTCAATCTTACAGAGGCGGTGGTGGTGGCGGCGGCGGCGGCGGTATTTATATCGGTAATGGGTGCTTTGTAGCGGGATCTAAAGTTTTGATGGCAGACTTTACTGAAAAGAATATTGAATCTGTTGAAGTTGGTGATTTGGTTATAAACCAGCGCGGAGAAGCCAATACAGTGATTAAGCTTTACCATCACCCAATGGAAGACAGGGTGCTGTATACGGTTAATGGCTTAGTAGAGATGACTGATTCTCACCCAGTGCTAACCACTAAAGGTTGGAAATCTTTAAACCCTGAGAAGACTAAAGAAATTCACCCTGATTTAATAATTGCTGGGAAGTTGACCTTTGGCGATGCTGTCCGCAAGTATGACAATTTTCGAAAATTTTATATAGAAGAAGTCGAAACGCTACGCAAACGAAAAACCTTAATTCCTGTATTTAATCTTGATGTTGATGGCGATGATACTTTTGTTGTTGATAACTTTGTGGTGCATAACAAATGATCTATCAAAGAGAATGTTTGGCCAGCGTTAAAGAAGACATAAAACCATTGCTCGAAAAGCATTGGGAAGAAGTGGCGTTGCACCAAGGCGAGATAAAACTAAACCCAGACTGGAAAGAATACGCTAGGCTTGATGCTGCTGGAATGCTGGTAGCGTTTACTGCTAGAGATGCAGGCAAGTTGATAGGGTATTGCGTTCTTTTGGTAAGCCAAAGCATACATTACAAAGACCACAAGTTTGCGTCTAATGATGTTGTTTTTGTTTTGCCTGAATACCGTAAAACCTATGCCGGTTATAATCTTATAAAGTGCGCCGAAGATTACTGTAAAGAGTCTGACGTTTCTATGATGACGATCAATACTAAAGTGCATATTCCTTTTGATGATCTTCTGTTAGGTATGGGCTTTGAATTGATAGAGCGTATCTACTCAAAATTATTAAGGAAATAAAATGGCAGTTGCAGCAGTAGCGGGTATCGTCAGTGCAGTGGGTTCAGCAGCCGCTGGATTAACTATCTTCGGATTAAGCGCGACAACTCTAGGCGGGTTTGCGGCAGCCTTTGCTTTAGGTGCTGGATTGTCTATGGTTTCTCGGGCGCTTATTCCTAAGCCTAGTATTGGGCAGCAGCTTACAGGGCTAGACTTTACGGTCAGAGAGCCTGACGCTACAAGAAAGATGATCTACGGGCGAACGCGAGTAGGCGGCGCAGTTATATTCATAGACACGACAAATGGAGACGATGCAAACGAATACATCCATCTGGTACTTGCTTTTGCTGGCCATGAAGTAGATGCCTTTGAAAAGATTTACGCTAATCAAGAAAAGATTTGGGATAATGGTAGTCGGACTGTTTCTTGGCAACCATATCTTGATGTAAATGTTCATCTCGGAGATCAAACAGCAGCAGATTCAGAGCTTGTTGAACGATCATCAAAATGGACTACTGACCACAAGCTATTAGACACGGCCTATGTCTATATTCGCCTAAAATATGACGCAGAGTTTTTCGCTAATGGCCTGCCAAATTTCTCTGCAACGATTCGTGGTAAGAAGGTATTAAACCCAGTCACAAGCGTTACAGAATGGACTCAGAACCCCGCCCTGTGCATTTACGACTACCTGCGCGACACAAAGTACGGCTTATCCGAATCGGCCTCAGACATCAATTCAGCGGCTCTGGCAACGGCTATATCGTTATGCGATCAGGACGTAGCTTTAGCGGCTGGCGGCAATCAGGCTCGATATACGTTAGATGGCGTGATAGACACTGCCAATTCTAAGAAAGAAAACATTGAGGCGATGCTTTCGGCAATGGCTGGGAAGCTGGTTTACTCGAGTGGCGAATACTTTGTCTCAGGCGGTGCATATGTTGCACCTACTGTTACGATTGATGAGTCCGTAATGGTTGGTGGGCTAGAAGTGCAAACTAAGCAGTCGCGAAGAAGCCTATACAACGGCGTTAAAGGCATTTTCAGAAGTGAAGAAGACGACTACAACACGGCAGACTATCCAGCCCAGTTAAGCTCTACATACAGCGCAGCAGACGGCGACCCGATATATTTAGATATGGCCTTGCCGTTTACGACTAACAACATTAGAGCGCAGAGAATAGCCAAGCTCGCGTTGCTGCAATCCCGACAGCAAACAACTATCACAGTTCCTTGTAACCTGACGGCTTTGAAGTTCAGGGCTGGTGACACTGTAATGATTACCAATGCCAAAATGGGTTGGAGTCAGAAGGTATTTCAGGTGATAGGCTATGACTTATCCCTGACCGCATCTGGCGAGATTGTTGTTAATGTTCAGGGTATTGAAACCGCAGCGGCAATCTATGATTGGACTTCATCAGATGAAGAAGATTATTTAGCAGGCGGTGAACTTGATCTTTATGACGGCAAGACTGCAAATCCAGCCATAGCGCCTTTAAATTTATCTGCATCATCAACCGTCAACGCTGATGGAACGGTAACACCGATAATCAATGCGAGCTGGACTGCTGCCAACGATTCTTTTACAGACTACTACATGGTTCAATGGCGCAACTCAACAACTAGCGGCGCAGCAGTTAATTCAATCACAAAAACAACAGCCTTTATTATTCCGTCAGTTGATCCAGCCAGCAACTATGTTGTTTCCGTTTATGCTTTTAACGGGCTTGGGGTTCGATCAACAGCCATTGCTGGTAACGTAGCAACAATAGCAGACACTGCGCCAAAGCTGCCTAGCCTGTATCAGTCTGTCACTGATTCTTCATCAGCCCCGACTGCCGCACAGTTTACGACCGCCGCAGGTCGAAGCCCTAAGAATGGTGATGTGTTCTTGGCTACGGACACAACTACAGCAACGGATACTGTTCATCCTTGGACTTACAGTACCGCATCTTCAAGCTGGACTGAAAACACGAACTTTATCAGCGGCGATCTAATCGTTGATGGCTCGATCACTGGCGACCAGATCACAGCCAATTCTATTCAGGTAAATAAACTTACGGGCGACATTTCAGAAACGTATCCCATAAATTACCCGTCTAGCATTCAGACTTGCACTGGCGGCGGTACAGTTGATAATGATGTCAGGCTTACAGTTCCTGCCCCCACCGGTGGTGTTGAAAAAAATGCTGCTGTAAGTTTAACGGTGAAGCTATCAGCCGCTAACGCCTCTAGCTCAGGAAATGCAACGGTTATTGCTAGTTGCGATGTCAGGCTTCAAAGATTAAGCACTGGGATTACTACAGGAACATTAGTAGGCGGGACTGTTACTCAAGTTTCGACTTTGCCTAACAATGTTAAAAGGCTCAAAATAGTTGGAAACCATATAAGCAAGCTGGGCACTATAGGGAGTATTTCTCGAAGCTCTACTGGTGCATCAGGTTTTACAGTAACACCTGTTCTTGGATATTATTATGAAAATACAGTTACAGGATATTCAGGTAACTTTACCTATGTATTCACCACTTCCGCTACAGATATTACAGTAGGATCAAGTTTCTACTTTAACAAAGATGCTTGGGTATCTCAGGGGACTTATATTAGTTCAGAAGCTTATGAAACACTATATTTTCAGGTTCAGCCGCAAGATACGGTCAGTAAAGAATATACGATAAACCAGACATTCGGCGCGACTTTAAGCGGTGAAAATTTTAGATTAACCGTTAAACAGAATGAGAATACAACTTTCACAAACACCCCGATAACTGTTAATAGTGTGTCTGGTGTTATGCAGTTAATAACATAAATTCTAGGAAATACTAATGGCGATTAATAAGACTTCCGACTTTGTAGATATGACAATAAGGGCAAACAAGCAGATTAGCGTAACCATACGCTATACCCTAGATGACCCAGATGACAACGAGCTACCTGTTAGCATTGAAAAAGTTCATGTATTAGTAGAAAGCTCTGACATATCTGGCTTTTCTGAAGAGATACAAGCAATTATCAATTCAGCTTGGGATGCGCTTTGACTTATTGGTCTATAGACCCTAAAGCGGTGGTATAATTCTGGCAATTAAGCCGAGGCGCAAAAATGACTTATTATCTAGTAAAAGATGACACAGCAACATCAATTCAAGCAACCCTAACTAGGGACGGTGACGGAAGCGTCATAAACTGTTCTGGTGGCACTGTTCGCCTAAAATTTAGAGCTAAAGGAACAGCAGCTACCTTGTTTACATTGACGGCTGGCGATGCTGGGACGAACTTGCAAAACGGAATTGCAATATTTCAGTTTTCTGGGACTCATTTAAACCTAGAGAAAGGGTATTACGAAGGTGAAATTGAAATCACATTTAGCGATAGCACCGTTGAGACTGTTTATGAAACTCTCGATTTTTACCTAAGAGCTGATTTTAATTGATCAACCTAAAAGCATTTTTTAATCGAGCTGTTGCTGGTATTGCTGAAAGACGGGCAAAGGCAACGGTTGATTTTAACAATGCTGTCGCTAAAGTTCTGGAGCAAAGAGCCAAAGGTGATATCACCTTTAATCGCGCAGTTGTTGAAATTGCCTTTATTCATATAGCGATTCTTGCAAGGTTGCTCTCAGATTCTGCTTTATTTTCTGACGAGATATCTAAAGTATTGGGTAAATCTCCATCTGATAGCTTGGCCTTTAGTGATCAACATCAGAAAGTATTAGCAAAAAGTAATCAAGATTCGATTGATATTGCGGAAGTTGTCTCTAAGGGTAGCTCTAGGCAGCGTCAAGATTCATTCTCCGCGACAGATAGCGCACTAATAATACCAAATAAATCTGCTTCAGATTCTGCCTCATTCGTTGACACCCAGACCCTAATTTTAGCCTTGCGCAAGTTTGACAGCGCAGCCTTTTCCGAGGTAATAAGCGCAGCATATACCAAATCACTTGCGGAACAGATTCCAGTCACCGAGGCGCTAGAATATAACCTTAACAAGCCTTTTGCAGATGGCGCGGGCTTCTCTGATGTTTTAGTTATATTAAGAGCCAAACTATTTGCAGACTCTGCCGCGTGGACTGACGAACATAGTAAAGCATTTAACAAGTTTATTACGGAAGGTCTGGGCGTAACGGACGATTTAGACGGAGAGGCAACAGCAGAAGATGATCAAGAAATGTCGTTTGTTAAGGCTAGGTCTAATTTAGCAGCGGTGTCAGACTCTACCGCAATAGCGCAAGGAAAGGAAAATAGTGATACAATCGGGTCAACTGATTCAGGCTCTCTGCGCGGCCAAGGCTATGCGGAATTTGGGTATTTTTTACAAGATTATGTCGGCTACAGCCGAACTTTTTAGAGGTGTGAAATGGTAAACGAAAATTTGAAACTGCGTGGTGATGTAGCTTTAGTCTTAAAAGACAAGAATGGCAAAGTCAAACAAGAGCGCAAAATTAAAAATCTTATTGTGTCGGCAGGGTTAGAGTTTATTTGCTCACGCATGGCAGGGACTTCGGCTGGCGTAATGTCTCATATGGCTCTAGGTTCCGGTACAACTGCCGCCGCCGCAGGTCAGACTGATCTAGTGTCTATTCTAGGCTCTAGGGAAGCTTTAGACAGTTCTACTGCGTCCAGCAATACAATCGCCTACGTTTCGTCTTTCGAGGCTGGCGAAGGCACTGGCGCTGTTACAGAGGCTGGTATCTTTAATGCCGCATCTTCAGGCGATATGCTTTGCCGTACTGTTTTCAGCGTAGTGAATAAAGAAGCTGATGATACAATGTCAGTAACTTGGACTATTACTTTAACTGCATCCTAATTTGAGAGGGGCTACCCAATGTCTACGATAGTAACAAGGTCGGGCAAAGGATCGCCCCTTACAACTACAGAGCTTGACGCAAATTTTACCAATTTAAATAGCGACAAGTTGCAATTATCGGATCTATCCGCAGGTACAGGTATTAGCCTTTCTGCGGGTGGCGCGATAGCCAACACTGCTCCCGACCAGACGGTAGCTTTAACTGCTGGAGGTGCTACAAGTATCTCAGGCACTTACCCAAACTTCACAATTAGCAGCACTAACACAACTTACAGTGTGGGCGATGGTGGTCTTACAGAGATTAACTTCACGTCAGCTTTAAGCTCTAAGCTAGGAAATATTGAAGCCAGCGCAGACGTAACCGATACTGCCAACGTAACAGCCGCTGGCGCTCTAATGGACAGCGAGGTAACTAACCTAGCACAAGTTAAAGCTTTTGCTTCTTCGGACTATGCTACAGCAGCACAAGGCACTTTAGCTGCTGCGGCACTTCCAACGTCTGGCGGCGCTATGACAGGAGCTATCACCACCAACAGTACGTTTGACGGCGTGGACATCGCTACACGAGATGGGGTGTTGACTACCACGACTAACACAGCTAACGCAGCTTTGCCAAAAGCCGGTGGAACCATGTCGGGCGTGATAGCAATGGGAACGTCTAAGATTACAGGCGCTGGCGACCCTACTGCTGCACAGGACGTAGCAACTAAAGCTTATGTTGATTCCCAATCTGGAGGCGGTGAAACTTTAGCTGAAACTTTAGCCCTTGGTAACAGAACAGCCGCTGCGGGCAAGATTGAGTTCCGTGACGCAGCTATATACATTAACTCTAGCGTTGATGGTCAGTTGGATATTGTTGCAGACACTGAGGTTCAATTAGCAGCAACCACGTTTGACATTAACGCCGCTGTAGTGACAAACGGTGATGTTACAGTAGGTGATGATTTAAGCCTATTATCTGACAGTTCTAAAATAAACTTTGGTCTTAATAGTGATGTGTCGCTTACGCATCAGCACAACTTGGGTTTGCTTTTAAACAGCACTCGCCGGCTTTATTTTAATGACACAAGCCAATACATTAACGCACCCAGCACCACTACTTTAGATATTAACGCGACCAGTGAAATCGAGCTTAACGCTGCTCTTATTGATGTCAATGGTGCTTTAGATGTCTCAGGAAATATTGTAGTCGCAGGGACTGTAGATGGTCGTGATGTAGCCGCTGATGGTGTAACTGCTGACGCAGCACTGCCTAAAGCTGGCGGCACTATGACTGGAGCACTTACAAGCGGCTCTGACGGTGCTGGGCATGACGTTAAGTTCTTCGGAGACACTGCCGGTCATTATATGCTTTATGACGCATCAACTGACAATTTAAACTTAGTTGGCGTTGGTTCTAGTCTTGTTGTGGGTGGCAGTCTAGCAACAGACCCTGCTGGCAATTTTACTGAACAAGGCGGCTCAAACTTTCTTGCAGCTATTACTGAAGATTCAGATACCCTTAGCGGAAGTGGTGCTGTAACTATAAATTTAAACAACGCTACTAATTGGCTGCACGATTTAACTGGAAATACTACTTACACTTTCACATACCCGACCACTTTAAACGTGCAAGTGTCTAGCTCTTTTACTCTCAAGATTATTCAAGGTACAACGGCTCGTACAATTACATGGCCTTCTAGTGTTGACTGGGCGGGAGGCACAGCACCTACGCTTTCTACGGCAAATAACGCAGTAGATGTTTTTGTATTTTATACAATTAACAGCGGCGTAACATGGTACGGCTTCACGGCTGGACAGGCGATGGCATAATGGGATTTATAGCTAATAAATTATTATTATCACGAAGCGTTGACCCATATGACCCGACTACTGGACAGTTTACTAAAGGCTTGGTGATGGGAACTAACGATGCATTGACTATAAATGTTGCTGATATAGACAATCTTTCACTGGTAGATGAGATTAGTGGTGATTCTAGATTGTCTATAGCCTATGAAAGTTCTGTAGATTCTACAAGAGACTTGGGGTTTTTCTCCAATACAAGCTCTGATGAAATGACCTGTGTAGATTTTAGCGACATAGCAAATATCAGTGTAGCGGATTCAATTGTAGATTCTGACAAATTTGATTTTACAAGAGGCGTTGCCGCAGACCCTGTTACAGAGATTGTTTATGTTTCTGGCAACACACCCAATTACTTTAATGCTGTTGATTATAGCGACCCTACAAATCTGTCTATAACAAGCAGTTTATCTACCACTTATGGTGGCGATAAAATTGTTGTGGACACTGCTAGAGATACCGCATTTATGAAAGCAGGTGGGCGACTTACATCTATTAACATAGCTAACCCCGCTAGTATGTCAGAAAGAACAACTTTACTTTCTTCTACTAATATGAATACCGCTGGCGGGTTAGCAATAGACACTACTAACAACCTTGTTTTTACTGGGCATTATAGTAATGACAAAGTTGCTGTTATAAACACATCAAATGTTGCAAGCTTATCGGTTATTAGTAGCCTTTCTGACAGTACAAACTTAAATCAACCAACTGTACTTGCAACTGACCCAAGTAAAGAATTGCTTTTTTGTTTATGTGTGGACACCTTATCGGTTGTTGATTATAGCAATACCTCATCTATGAGCATTACTGACACTGTTTCTGAAGTTAATCTTGGCCAAGGAAGCACTCGAAGCTTGGCAGTTGACCCAGTGCGGGAGTTAGTTTTTGCTAAAGCTAGAAGTGAGAATAAAACCGTATTTGTCTATGATTATTCAGACCCAACTAATTTAACTTTAGCAGGAACAGTTTCAGACTCAAACTTGGCTGCTGGGCAAATTGTATTGGGCGGTATAGCATCTTAATTAAAGGAATAAAACATGTTAGTAAAAATAGTAAATGACGCTGTAGATACTTTTCCATATAGCGTAAGAAAATTAAAAGAAGAAAACCCTAACACTTCTTTCCTAAAAGAAATGCCGCCTGAAGCCTTAGCTGAGTGGGGGGTCTACAGAGTAGATATGGCTACTAAGCCTACACCGGCACCTAGTCAAACCGCTGTGCCTGAAGATTCCCCTGCGCTTATAGATGGGGTGTGGACTTTAGGCTGGACGGTTAGAGGCTGGACGGCAGATGAGTTAGCACGACTTGCTAGAAATGCTAGATATGATAGAGACGAAAAGCTGTCTGAATCCGATTGGACGCAGATGCCCGACTCGCCATTAAACAGCACAATAAAGCAATCTTGGTTTGATTACAGAATTGCACTTAGAGATATAACTGAACAGTCTGGCTTTCCTACAGACATAACTTGGCCTACAGCGCCTTAACTGGAGATAAAAATGAAACATTTATTACTAGCATTACCCTTGGCTCTTATGGGCTGCAACACCTTTAACGGTGCTGTTGACGGATCACAGCAGATTGTAGGAACTACTGTTGACTCAGCGCAGTCTATGGTTTCAGACACTGCCAAAGGTATCGGCGCAGGATCAGCTACCTTTGTTGAAGGCATTGCCACTGACATTCGCAAAGCGTCTGAGTAAATGTTAGCGGAGATTGCTGCGGCCAACGCTGCCTTTAAGGTTATCAAGACAGCGTTAAGTCACGGCAAAGAGCTATACGACTGCTCCGCTGATGTCCAATCTTACTTTGACAGTAAAAGCTCAATTGCTAAACGTGTTGCCTCTAAGGGTAAGAATGACCTAGAGGCTTTTATGGCTCTCGAAAAGATTAAAGAGCAAGAGGAATGGCTGAAAGATTACATGGTCTACAGTTGTCGTGCAGGCATGTATTCAGATTGGCTGGCTTTTCAAAGTGAATGCAAAAAGAAGCGAGATAGAAAGGCAAGGCTGGCAGTTCAGGCTAGGCAGCAAACTATCAAGCTTATTAAACAGTTCGTTACCGTTATCGGCATAGCGATAGCAGTAATCCCAGTAATGGTCTATGCAATAATATTCATGGTGAAGAAATAATGGCAACGGCTAAAGAGGTTTTAATTCGTTTGGAAGGCCACGAGAAAGAATGCACTGTTCGATACGGGAACATTGAAAAGCGCCTTGACGAAGGTAGTAAGCGGTTTGCTAAGGCAGAGGTTATGCTGTGGGGTATGTACCCCTTAATATTAGGATCTGTTTTTTTTGATAAGATGTTTATATGAGTATTTTAAATTCTTTAATAGCACCCGTAACTGGTCTTCTTGACAAGTTTATTCCTGATGCCGACACAAAGCAGAAGATAGCGCACGAGCTGGCGACTATGGCTGAACGTCACGGTCAGGAGATAGCCCTAGCTCAGATAAAGTTAAACACCGAAGAGGCCAAGGGTAACTGGTTCCAATCTGGCTGGCGGCCAGCAACCGGCTGGATTTGTGTCGCCGGTTTTGCCGTGAATTTTTTGATATCGCCGCTGGCTGCTGGGGTTGGTGTAGATATACCCCAAGCTGACACCAGTACAATGCTGCCTGTATTGATGGGTATGCTTGGCCTTGGATCACTTAGAACTGTAGAAAGGATTAAAAGCAATGGCTAAATCACCAAAGAAAGATGCTGCTAAAGAGCCTAAAAACTACTTCAAAGCTAAAGAGCTGACCTGCAAATGCGGCTGCAATACAGTCGAGTTTGATTTAGGCTTTCTGGCTACCCTAAATGCTATTCGTAAAGAGTGCGGCTTTAGCTTTCCCCTTTCATCCGCTTATCGATGCCCGTTGCACCCCATAGAAGCGCGTAAACAGCGTCTAGGAGCGCACACAACCGGAAAGGCGGTAGATGTGTTAGCTAACGGGGAAAAGGCTTTAGAGATCGTTAGAGTGGCTCAAAAGCATGGTATACAAAGAATAGGAATACAGCAGAAAGGTGGCGGCAGGTTTATCCACCTAGATGCCTGCACTACCGAAGACGGGTTTACTAATCCGGCAATTTGGAGCTATTAATGGCCAAATAGATTAGTTATACTTTCGGAGCGCAATTCCGCGCTAATTTAGCGTCTCGGAAAAGCTTGAAAGTCCTGTTTGCCCTGCCTTGTGTGGGGCTTTTTTTCGCCTATCGTAAAATAAATGTAAAAGAAGGCTTCACATTGTAAAGGAAAAGAATATAATGGTACCTCATTCAACGAAACGGGATTTACAAAATGACTAACTTTCAAATCGGCCAAAACATCCGCTCTTATGACTTCATCTCACGAACTGATTGCTACATTGAAGGGATCATTACTAGCATTTATAACGGCGTGATTGAATTTACAGTAACTAAATCAATATCCGAAGGCGCAGAATACACAGACCGCCCAGACGTTATGCGAACTGTTGACCTTGGCAATGACTTAACCGACAGAATGTATAAAGATTTAGGCCGTCAGCGCATCGAAGCAATATAATCTAACCGCCCCTTCGGGGGCATTTGCTGTAGGAGGCAACATGGGAATCAACGATTTAAACGACCTAGAACGCGGCGAGTTAGACTGCTTGCTGGGTTATCCAGCCCTAGAAGGGCAATCAGATGCTTACCAGATTGGATATGGTGAGCAGTATGCAAAAGAACAGACCGTAGGAGGTCAATAAATGAAATCATCAGAATCAATCAATGAGCTGGCAGCAGCTCTATGCAAAGCGCAATCTCAAATGGGTGGCGCTGTTAAAGACAGTTCCAACCCTTTCTTTAAGTCTAGTTATGCCGACTTAACTTCTGTAATCAAGGCTATCAAGCAGCCCTTCGCTGATAACGGATTAAGCTACGCGCAATTCCCTACCAGTTTTGGGGATCGCATTGGTGTAGTGACTCTGTTGATGCACGTTTCTGGTCAATTCCTTGAGAAAGAATACACCCTGCCAACTGTTAAGCAAGACCCACAGGCCGCTGGCTCTGCCATAACGTACGCAAGACGGTACGCTTTACAGTCTATCGCTGGCATCCCAACTGCTGACGATGATGCGGAATCTGCAATGCTTAGAGGCGACAACAAAAAACCTCTAGCCGATGATCAGGCTGTTCATATCAAGCAATTACTTGAAGAGACTGGAACGGATGTTGCCAAGTTCTGTAAGTGGTTAAAGGTTAGCTCGGTAGATAAGGTCTTGGCTATTCACTACGACAGAGCCGTAGCCGCGCTTGAAGCTAAGAAATGATTATCTTAGATCACGAACAGGGAACGGAAGAATGGCTTGCTGCTCGATTGGGCAAGCCGTCTGCCAGTAACTTTTCTAAGCTGATTACAGCCACTGGTAAGCCGTCATCATCTGCTGACAAGTACATCGACCTGCTTGTAGCGGAGCGCCTTACTGGTAAGTCTGAGCCGTTTTACACCAATGATCATATGGCACGCGGTAATGAGTTAGAACCAGAAGCGCGTGAAGCTTATGAGTTTATATCGGGCAACACGGTTACAGAGCATGGGTTTATTCTTGATGACTCTGAAGAGTTTGGCTGTAGTCCAGACGGTTTGATTGAGGGCGGTGGCTTAGAAATTAAGTGCGCTGCGCAAGGTACTCACGCTGGCTATTTGAGAGATCCCCAGATAGCCGTTAAGAGATACTACCATCAGCTTCAGGGTTGTATGTGGGTCTGCAATCGTCAGTGGTGGGAGTTGTTTTTATATCACCCAGAAATGTCTCACGTTTTAGTGAGGGTAGAAAGAGATGACCAGTTCATCGAAGCTTTGGCCATTGAAGTAGATAAGGCCGTTAATGTTATTTTAAACCAAGTGGAGAAACACCAATGAAAACTGTAGGAATCGCGTTAAATATCAACCTTAGTAAGTTAGATAAAAGCCGTTTTGTAACGGGCAAGAATGGCACCTATGCTGACCTAACCGTCTTTGTTGACCTGCTAGAGCTTGACCAGTACGGAAACAGCGGCGGCATTAAGATGGCGCTGAAAAAGGACGAGACAAAAGAAAACACCAAGTTAGATTTTGTCGGTAATTCAAAAGTGTTCTGGAGTGATGGTGGCCAGCCTATGCAGCAGCAAAGCGCCGCAGTTGACAAGGGTGGTGTAAGCGTTGAAGAGTTTGATGAAGATATACCGTTCTAAGGTAAAAAACCCCCCTACGGCACAAGTGCTTTCGGGGGGAAACCATAGGAGTTTACAAGGCAGGGGAACCTTGCCTAACTAGGATAACATAGGAAGTCGATATGACAAATGCAGGAAAGTGCCTTCGGGTAGCTCAGGAGCTTAACAGCATCAACAGTAGTAAGGTTGCCGAGCTAATGAACGTAAGCCGCCAGCGCGTGTTTCAGTGGCGTAAACAAGAGAATATGAAGCTACACACGGTGCAGGGCTTGTGTGAGATATTCGATTTAACGATTGATCAGTTTTGTAGGCTGTGTGATAGATAGTAAAAAACCCCCTGTTTTACGAGGGGGCTTTACTTTAAGCCTTGGGAAGGCTTATACTTATTGTGCGAAGAATAAGAAAGGTAATTATAGCTATATGATCTTATAGCGTCTACACAAACTCCTTTCTTATATTGCAAACAGTGCTTGGGCTTTAGGCTGTCGGTTCCTTAAATTAAACGACAGATACAGGGTTGACCCTCTCTACAGAGCCTTACAGTTAAATCGGTTTTTAGCTGTGAATAGTTTGGATATACGATACAAGCATTTGTTTTAACCGCTAAGTCGCTTTAGCCCTTAGTTCTTAAATTTTACTTTTCGAAGTAAAAGGGTTTATAACATCTATAGGAAATGTATATTTTAGTAAACAATATGCATAAAAACTTATTTAATGAAACACTTGGCGAGGCTTGCCGAGCTTAGGGGAAAGAGAATGGATCATATAGAGACAGCAAGTGAATTATTAGGAATGACTAATTCAGATTTTATAGATTGGATTAGTTCTTTTCAGCCTGATTACAAGACTTACATATCAGATGGCGGCGTTGGTTGCTTTTATACTGATGGCGATGATGGCTTAATCTGGTTTGATCCTGATTGCGAATCATTTGATGACGAAGGTGTCAGGGTTGAAGTTATGGGCAAATATTGCGATATTGATTTCCAGTCAATGCTTGAAATACACCAGAAGCTGTCAGGCTGGAATTACGATTAAACTAGAACTGTAGGAGGTTCACCAATGAAACAAGAAGAAAGATTACTCGATTACCTATCTATCAACCCAACTATTACCAGCATTCAAGCCTTGAATGAACTTGGTATCTTTAGGCTGGCTTCGCGGATCAGTAACTTGAAGAAGCAAGGCCATAAGATTACTAGCCGAATGGTTCCAGTGACTAACCGATACGGTGAGAAGTGCCATGTATCTGAATATTCGATGGGGGTGAAGAATGATTCTTAATACTGGAGAACGTTGGGAGCCTGAAGACACGGACATGATCGCATGGGCTAAAGCCTATCCAGCAGTCGATGTCTTCCAAGAGCTAAGAGCAATGGAATCTTGGCTTGACGCTAACCCTAAGAAGCGAAAAACCAAAGCAGGCATTAAACGCTTTGTAAATAGCTGGCTATCACGATCACAAGACCGAGGTGGTAGCAGTCCAGCCGTTATAGGTAAGCAGGCAGCAAAGCTAGACCCTCAAGGGATAACCGCAGCGCCAGTCAGTATTAAGTCGCTTACGCTTGATATGCAGCTAACAGACGTTACTTGGCTAGACCCTCAAGACGCTCAGATGATGAAAGAACATTACCTGAGTACCCGTGGCTTTTACTTTGACGGAGTTTTACGGAATGCCTAAGAGAACCTATGAGCCGCGCAGTGCTGGCAAGAAGCCTATCCAGTATGTCTTTGAAGGAAAGCACGAAAAGCTAGTTACTGGCGCTAAATATACGCTTGCTGAGATTGGTTTAATCATCGGCGTGAATGATAAAACAATGCATAGCAGAATGAAGCAAAAGTGCGCTATCACCGATAAGGAAGTTAGGCCAACTCAGGTGGCCTTCGGTGGGAACAACAGTGGCAGAGAGGGGCTTTATGATCGGCTAGAAACTCCTGACATGAAGCTTTCAGATAAGTGGCTGAGGGTTAAGTTATGAGCCAAGGCGATCACGTTAGAATCAACAGCAAGAAGGCGGTAGAGACACAACTGCCTTTTCTGCTAAAGAGGGTGGAGAGCTGGGATTATTCAACGCCACTTGTTATCAAGTTTGAGCCTTACGATGACCCGCGATCACTTGGTCAGAATGCCCTGTTCCATATCTGGTGTAGGGAGATGTCGGAAGTCTTTTTGAAGAAGGTTCCCAATGCCACCGAAGAAGGCATGAAGTTTATGATGAAGAGTATGTTTCTTGGCACTCATTCAATCTCAATAGGGAAGGAGACATATTCTGATCAGGTAATGCCACTGCCAAAGAAAAAGGGTGAAATGTGTTTCTTTATGGATCAGGTCTACGCATGGGCTGCTGAAAAGGATGTATTATTATCCTTACCGCAGTACAATGAGTACACCGCGCTGAAGCGAAAACAAGAGGAATAACAATGGCTAAGATGAGTCCGCAAGAGTTATTAAGGTTTGCAAGTAACGAAAGGCAAGTTGAGGTAATCCAAGCTGTCATTGAACACGGCTCTAATAACAAAGCATCAAAGGCGCTGGGGTGTGGACGCAGGACAGTTGATTTAATGCTTAAAAGGCTAGAAGCGCGTGCAGCATCAAAAGCTGTTGCGCCTCATAAGAGCGTAGACCGCGAAACGATGGAAGGCTTTGAGGCTAAGAGAGTCTCTACCGCTTACAAGGAAGACGGGTCTGTTGCATTGCAGTGGGTTATTCAGGAGCCAGAGAAGCGCAGCATGAAGCAGAAGCTGGACGCTATGCTCGAGGGCATGAAGGACGATCTGACTGAGTTTAAGAAGCCAGCAAAAGCCCCTAAGAAAAACAACGCAGACTATCTAGCCATGTATATGATTGGCGATCATCACTACGGAATGCTTGCTGACAGCGAGACTAAGGTGGATGACGATGACTGGGACGTAAAGATAGCAACCAAGATACTTGTTGAATCTACTGACCGACTAGCTAACAGAGTTGGCAATGCCGAGGTAGGAGTGCTGCTGAACGTGGGTGATTTTTTCCATGCCGATTCCAGCGCCAACACTACGACTAAAGGAACTCCGGTCGATGTTGATACCCGTATCGGCAAGACCTTTAAGTTGGCTGGCCGGTTGTTTCAGGTTCTGATTGATAAGATGTTAGAGACTCACAAAGAGGTTGTAGTGATTAACGTCAGGGGCAACCACGATTCAGATATGGCTTGCCATTTATCTAGCTGCCTTGAGCTGCTTTACAGTAAAGAAAAGCGCGTCAACGTCCTACAAAACTATTCCAAGTTCATTCACTACCAGTGGTACAACAACCTGTTTGTCTTCCATCACGGCGACCGTATGAAGCATGAGCAGATATTGCAGGTGGTTATTAAGAATCTTGATGATCAGTGGAGCCAGTCAAAGAATAGATACTGTCACCTTGGCCACATTCACCACCACACGGCGAGAGAGGTGGGTTCTATGCACTTTGAACACTGGGGTAGCCTAACTGCAACAGATCAATGGCATTCAGACTCAGGCTACGGTTCAGAGCGTTCTATGACTGCCGTGGTCTATCATAAAGATCACGGCGAAGATTCACGGGTCAAGATTAAGGTAGAGGGCTAAAATGGGTGACGTTATTAACTTTCCACCGAAAACTATGCAGCTTCACCGCAAGTTCTGTGATGATTGCTCGAGTGTTCTTGAGTTTTGGATTGGTGACGATGATGCTGCTTACGGTATATGCGTTGAGTGCCTTAATGTTATTCCTAACAAAATTGAATACAGCGATGAAT